CTTCAGTTGATCGGCTTGAATAAAACGCGTGTCCAGTTCGCCGGCATAGGTATGGCGCCAGCCGGTCAGTTGCGATACGAAGTTATCTGTTTGCAGGCGCGTGTCGGGAAAAAGCCTCAGTTCATTTCCCGACAGGGCCGCATAGCGTGACTCGTCAACCCAGAAATCTATGCTCTGCTCGGCTGCTGCACCAAGCTTCGTTCCACCGTCAGACGCCTGCTCAATCGCCGGGGTTGCCAGCGCAGCGGCATGAGCAAAGCCGGCCATAGCGGGATCCGTGAGCGCCCCTAGCCGTGCCACATTGCTTGCCGTCAACTCACCAATGGCCAGTTCGCCCGATGCTCCGCTACGCAGCAAGGTATCGTGGTCAGTGTTGCCATCCGACGTACTCTCCAGCAAGCCAAGGCTATCAGTCGCCGTCAAACCGACAACCGAATATTGAGCACCGATGACATTATGGAAAACCGGATCAGTGATATTGTGCGGTTTCAGGCCCGCCAAGCCCTCTACTACCCAGGGCGCCTGCTCTTCTAATAGCTCCCCGCTCAGCTCCTCAAAGCTGTGAACATGTGGCCCGCCACCATCACCGGAGCCACCTGCAATGATCAGTGCCGGCGCAGCCTGTCGCATATAGGGTTTTAGTTTATTTGCCAGATCACTATATCGCTGTTTTCGCATCACTACCCCTGTACAAATGGATCTGCATCCCAGACTGAATCAGTCCCATACGGCTGTATGTCTGTGATTCGTGCCTGAAGTGCGTTGTATTCCATGTAGCCGGCAAGGAAAGGCCCCCCGGCAATCAGCGCATCATCTTCGCCGCTGAACCCGTCAATCGATACCCATTCCCCGACCGGTAAAAGTCCCTGCTCTACCGGGTTACCGCGCACTGTGGCCAGCCGCCCATCATAGAGGATGCGGTAGTTGGGGATTGCGCTGGACGGCGCCACGTCAACCACGGCACGCCAGTCCTCTGTTACCCGTGCGAGAATTGTCTCCCCAGTTGACGTACCAGCATTGAGCAGATTTTCCAATTCAGCGCCGGTGTCAAGGCTGCCGTCACGGTACTGCCGACTCATCACATCGCTATCAACACGCACGTCGCTTCCGCTGAAGAACTGCCCCTGGGCAATAAGAATTTCTTCAATTTGGTCCGTAGTCGTCTTGTGGCCCCAAATCTGGAAGGGCAGCGAAAAGTAGCCTGATACCCAGACAGCCCCGTTAAAGACGGCGTATGTGCCATCACCCAAGCCTTCCCCATCAACGCCTAGCACATAGTAATTAGCAGTGTTGTTGGCGCCTGTGCGCTCTACGACAATCCAGTAGGTGTTGCCATAAGAAAGGCTCACCCCATCAGTGAGCGGCGCGCTTACCCAGTCGGTGCTTTTGCTGGTGACGGCGACTAGTCCGCTATCCAACAGCGTTCCCAGATCCCCAGCGCTGTCCGTATAGATGCTGATGGATAGCGCATCGCCCGGATTGCCCTCGGCACGCGCCCGGATCCAGACCTCATGCATAGCCCAGGTGGCATCGTAGGATGGGGTGAAACTGTAGCGTGCCTTCTGCGGACCCTTGAGCGTCACGGCGGCCCCCGGCGTCTCAGTGACCACATCCTCAAGCACACTGACCGTCGAAGCCTGTGCGATGGTAATCGACGGGCCGGCTGCTTCGGTGTCAATTGTGCCTGTTACTGTGGTATCTGTCGCGGCATGGTCGCGGCCGGTCTCGTCAATCAGGTGATTGCCACTGTTGCCTGCTGAGCCAAGGATTGACACAAATGCGCCCATGCGCAAAAATCCCAGGCCAGCGGCGCTGTCGAGAATGTCATCCCCTGCGCTAAAACTAATGGTTGCTGCTGTGTAGCTATCCGGTTCGGCACTCGCACCGCTCGCTGTCAAGGCAATGCTGTTCGCCGGTGAGCCGCTGACCAAGATCCGGTCGTCTTCGTTGAGACGACCCAGTGAATCACTCATCTTGTGAATGGCCCGATCGGTGAACCCGATGTCGCTGGCGGTAACACCCCACCCGATAATCTGCTCAGCAGTCTCAATGCCCTGATAGCTCTCGTAGCCGGCCAGATTCTCGTAGTAGGTCCAGTCTAGTAGTTTGCCCAGACCGCTACAGTGCAACATTGCCGACTCGCTGTTATTTAGCGAAGTACCCAGCGGGATCAGGGCGCTCTCCGTTAGCTTGGTCAGCGCTGCAGCATTGGCTTGCGCTAGACTCGCCTGACCTATGCTCTGGCGCAGCTCTTTACGGCCGTAGGTGTCCACACTGCGCTGATGGGCAGTCCAGTCACTAGCGCCGTTCACTGCATAGCCGTCGGATTCCAAATAGATGAAGAGGGACCGCACCCGGTTGTACATTTGGCTGAAGCTGACATTGATGGTTTTGCCACCGTGCGGCGCGTCAACATCCGTAATTTTCCCCCACCACACAGGACGCCCATTGTCGTTGTAGATAATGACATAGAATCCCAGCCAGTGGCGTAGGGCTTCGAGCGCCTCCCGTGTGCCATGCACCTCAACATCAGCGGTGTGCGGCCCCCACTGGGCATAAGCATCATAGCGCAGCACAGAGAAGGTAAGCGCTGTTCGCACCGGTAGTTTGGCTAAATCGTAAATGGATACGTGCATTAGAGTGTCTTCCGTCGAGGTCGCGCGGATATGGCAACAATCATCTGGCGCGTCCCGCTGAAGCTGGCCGCCTCGTCAAAAAGGATGAACAGGCGATTGGTTCGACCTGGCCACGCCAGTAGCGGGCCACCCTCTGCGCTAACGGTAGAGTCCCAGGAGACCCCGTTATCATAGTAGGCAACATCATTTTCGCCGTCGTAGGTGACCAGATCACCATCTGCCCAGTCGTCATCCAAGCGTAGATGCAGCGCTCGCCGCGCCGGCGTAATTTGCACGAACGATAACGTGGCGCTCCCACTGGCGGCTGTGGAATACAGGCTAATCGCCATGACCAGATTGCCATTGGCTAATTTCGGGAATTGCACCGTGCCCAGGTTGTGCAATTTTCGGTCTGCGGTGAACTTCTCACCACCGTTATCGAGCGGCACATAGAGTGAACCGGCGATTAAATTGTAAAGAGTAGCGCGGATGTAAATGTTCGCAGGCAGTGAGGTAAAGCCTGCTACCACGTTGACGCTCATGCCGGCCAGCTTGCCGATCACCGCACTGGGAATGGCCAGTGTCCATAGCAGGGTGTCGTGATCAGGTGCGGCTGACCACGAAGCCGCGCCGGCGCCACTGGTCAGCAAATGCTGGTTTGTGGTCAGCCCAGAAAAGCTGTCCATCGTCAAATAGAAGTTGCGCGCCGATAGATCGGCGTTGAAGTTCTCAATTTCAACTTTTATCGGAGTCGGCTGGTCACCACTGGGCGCTGTCATCGTAATGGCATTGTAGGGCGAGGTGGGACCGTTGTAGATAGACCCTGTTTCAAACAGGGTTTCTGTCGTGGGCTTTTCCCAGTAATCTCGGCGTGTAATGACGATGGCCATTTCGCCTATCGTGCTAGACTCTTGCAACTGGCGCATGTGTCTGTCAGTGCTCCAAACGAGCTGTCCGCCGATCAACTCAGAGCGCCACAGGTCGCCTGTGTACACGTCATAGTGTATGTAGACCTTGGGCACGCCCGGATCAACCTGCGCTTCCGACGCTTGGGACAGTAGACGCCGTACGCGGTTCATCTGGGTGAGCATGTTGGACGTGGATCCGGTAAAGACCACCTCGATAGTTTCTGTGGCAGTATCGCCGGCGCCCTCCGTGGGTATGTAGCGCGCACCTGCCAAGCCCACCGATGGCGAACCACCGTCGTTATGCAGAATTACCTCGGTTGTCCCGTCCGTTATTTTTAGGATCATCGGGTTGCTAACCTCTTTGCCAGCCCGTAGGCGAATGCATCTGCGTCTTCACGGTTGTTTACGATTAACTGCTCAATGACGACCAATGGGCCCGCTGCCACCGCTGGTTGCAACAATAGCCCCCGACCGTCGCCGCCAAATCCTCCGCTGCCACCGCCGCTACCGCCACCGATACTGCCACCGGAATTAAACTGGTCGGAATTAGTTCCCCCCGGAGCCGGTGCAACCCAGTTGAGCAGTCGTGTCACCCACTCAGGAGCCGGGACTGTAAAATTGGTGAGCTTGTCCAGCCATGCAGGAGCGCTCAGTTCCGGCCACTCGAAGGCAAGGACTTTGTTGATCAGCGCCGTTATCGTTGCACCAAACTCTGGCCAGGTCCAACTGAGGAGCGTGGCAATCGTGCCCGGTGCATCAGGCCAGACCCATGTGATTAGGTCGGCAATCGTGCCCGGTGCATCAGGCCAGACCCAAACCAACAAGGATGCCAGTGTAGCCGGTACAGCCGGCCATGTGAAGCTTGTCAGCGTGGCTAACCAGGTGGGAGCCGTATCGCTTGGTTTCCAGTCAATCAGGCTCTGCAACCAAGGCGGCACGCCTAGCGCCTTGCCCAGGTTGCTTGCTGCGGTTTCCAGAGCTTCGCCTAACGCCTTGCTTGCGTCCGACAATGCGCCGCCAAACAGTCCCGATGTAGTTTCTGACTCTACGTCGATCACATCGCCGATCTTGAGCTTGGTGATCTTCCCTTCGTTAATTTTTACTGAGAGATAGTCTCCAAGGTTGATACTAGATTCGCCGGTTGTGGGGAAATCGAATAGGTCACCCAACTTTAACCCTGTGAGTTTCCCCGCATCACTGAATTCAAGAGTGACGTAATCAGCGATATTGATTGTGTCTTTATCTTCGGCAAAGCTAAATGTCACGTAGTCTGCCAAATTAATGACAATACCGTTTTCATCGGCGGCAAAGGTGAATACGTCGGGAATGGTGAGGATCACGTCCTTCGTTTCTTTTTCATAGTAGAAAAAGACGTAATCGGCCAGATTGAATGTGGTCTGCCCCTCGTCGCTGTCGAAGGTGAACACATCGGTGATAGTCAACTTGACGGCGCCGGTTTCCGACTTGTAGATGAACCGGATGTAGTCCTGTAGATTGATGGTCGTTAGCTTGTCAGTCGAAACAAAACTGAACACGTCCGCCAGCGTAAGTGCCACCCCGCCGCTGGATTTGTCATAGGTAAAGGAGACATAATCCTCTAGGTTGATGACAGTGGCCTTTTCGTCGCTCACAAAAGTAAACACGTCGCTCAGGGTGAGCGCCACGTTTCCCGTTGCCGCATCGTAAATAAAGGTCACGTAGTCAGCCAGGTTGATCTGCGTGCCCTCGCCACTGATGAATGTGAAGAAATCGCCCAAGGTGAGCGCTTGAATCTGCGAACCTTCCAGCGTCAAATCAAAGAAGTCGCTTATTTTTATGCGTGTTAGACCCAGCCCGTCCGAACGGACAAACTCAAACAGGTCACCTAATTTAATCTGCTTAAATTCAGGAGACCACTCGAAATTGCTGCTGGCTACAAAGTCGGCAATCCAACTCTCGACCTTGGTGAACCACTCTTCTATGCTTGGCAGAGCGGCGTTGAAGCTCTCCAGCAAAAAGCCGCCCAGTGGTTCAATCGCTACCAGTGCGCGCCGGCGCAGCCCCTCGAAGAAAGCCGGAATCGTCTCATACTGTTTGTTGAGCTTTTCCGTTGCGCCAGCGACCAGCTCCGTGCTCACCCACGTTGTATCCAGGGCGCGAATGGCCGCATCGCCCATGTCCTCATACTGCGTACCCAGTATAGCAACACCGGCTTGGGCGCGGATGAGCGGATCATCAATCTTATTGAGCGCCGCAATCACTTGCTGGAAGATGTCAATCGGTTTAGCCGCGCCGGTGCTTAAGTCCCGCGTGATTTTCTCGGTGTTCAGGCCCAGGAGTTTCAGGCCGTCGGCTGTCAATTTAGAGCCATCCTGAATCCGAATGGTGAACTCTTTGAACGCATCAGCGGCCTTGTCGGTACCCAACATGCCACCTTGCATACCGCTCTGAATGAGGCTGAAGAACTGTTCAGCGGATGCCCCGCCGTTGCTGAACTGTGTGGAGTATTCGCCGATGGTGTCAAGGAAGTCGCCGGATCCGTCTAAGCCCTGCTGATAGCCAAAGGCGAGAAAGTCAAAGGCTTCTTTGCTGGATATGCCAAACTTATCCATCAACTCGACGGCCGCGCTTGTCGTCTCGTTGACCTCTGCCCCAAAGGCATCTCGCAGACGCAGCGCATCCTCCGTGGCCTGCTGTAGCTGCTCAGTACCTTCCGGCCCGCCGATACGCTGAAAGGCCGCGTTGACCTTGCCAATGCTTTCGGCAACGTCTTCTATTGAATCACCGAAGTTGTTGGCAAAGACATTCTTCAGAGTTTGGCCGTAATCTTTTGCACCCTGCTCTGTCAGGCCCAGTTGGGATTGCATCTTCTTGGTTGCCGCGTCGAAGTCGCTCGCCGCATTGAAGGCTGCAACGCCGATCCCGGCAACGGCGCCAACCACTGCTGTCACGCCGCCTATCACAGCGCCGCCCAGTGCGCCCTTCAACGTCCCTGCCAAGCCACTGGCCCAACTGGTAGTCTTCCCCTTCGCTTGGTCTAGATCGTTGTCAAGCCCCTTTGTGTCGCCTCTGATGGCGATAATCACATCACCCAGGCGGATGGCCATGTTTGATTTTCGCCCCCATCATTTTCAAGAAGTCGTCCCCCGTCGGTGTCGGCTCTGGTTGAGCAGGTACAACAGCAGCCGGCTGCTTTGCTGCTGAAAACAGCGTCGCTATCTCGCGCGCCATTATACGTGCTTCCCAGCGCCGCCGCTTGACATACGACTCGGCCAGAGCGTGCAGCGTATGTCCATCTAGCTCATCCGCCCAGACGCCCCAGGTAGATAACGCCAGTTCGTCTACGTCGGCTTGTTCTGTGAGCCAATTTGCTGGATCGACCGCGTCAGCCGTGTCACTCGATCCCCGCCGAAAAAAGGGAAGGTCAGACTCACCGCTGCAATGAAGCTGTCAACGACCTGCGACCCGACAGCGTTATCCTCAATATAAGCCCGGTCTTTTTCCAGGTCTGGCGAGTATTGGAGCAGCAGTTCCAGTGCCGTGTCTACGCTTTGAAAGAGCGCACCGCTGAACGTGCGCATCAGACCGCCGATGGCTGCCATGTCGTTTAGCTCAATGCCCGGCGCACTTTCCACCAACTGCGCAAAGCCGTCGAAGTGGGTGGCTAAGTTAGAGCGCCAGGTACTGGCCTGGCGCAGGGGCAGTTCTTTCAGCGTATACTGGCGTTCGCCCAGTTCAATTTGTTCAGTTCTCATTAGCTACTCGCAGGAGCGGTGATGATGTGTACTTCCATTAACTGTTCCCCGACCGTCTTAGTGGAATCCAAGAGCGCCGTGATCTGCCCAGGTAACGCCGTGCCGTTCGCTTTGGCGAATTCGATGGAACCATTGATACGAATACCGGCGCGATAGAAAAACACGCGCACCGGCTGTTCGTCACCGTTGGCATCAGGGCGATAGCCTTCGAGTGCGAATTGATACTCTTGCAAGTTTGGTGATCCACCAGTGACAACCTTGGTCCAGCCTTTCTGAGACGCCCCCGCTGCCACGTCGGTAGCAGTACCGTCCAAGAGCAGCGCCAGGTTATCGCCGTTGAACTGACTCATAGAGAAGTCGGTCACGGCACGCTCGTTGCGCTTGCGTTGAGCGATAGGCGAGGTAGACTGCTCTACTTCCAACTCGAACACATCATAGGTGTAGGTCACACGTGCCGGCGCCGATGTGTAGCCCACATGGACCCAGCCGTCCGGCCAACTGGTAATGTCATTCCAGTCGACCGACGTTTCGTCAGGCAGCGCCGTGCCTTTCGGTGAATAGAGAATGTTCGCCGCTGTTACCAGCACATCGGCGGCATTAAACGCAACTACAGGTGCCATGTCACACTCCTAACTGACTGTTAAAAACAACTCGAAAAAACGTAAGCACGAAGGGCCAGTTGACCGGCTCCTCTTCGTACAATAAAGTTCCGGCAACTTCTAGTTCGGCGTGCCGGATGTTGACGCCGTGCGACTCATGCAGCACATCCGCCAACGTGCGATAGGTGGCCATTGCCCCCGTATCGCCAGCGCCGTAACATTTGAAGGTAAATGATTCGCTCAGGATCCGGCCGTCAAACGATGGTGTGCCGCCCCGGCTGTTGAACGTAAGCGCCGCCTGACCTGGAATGTAGGCGGATGGCGGAAAGGTGACCCCGGCATAGATGCGAGTGCTCACCAGGCTCAGCAGGGGCGCTTGGGCAAGCAGATGAGTGCGCAGCGTGGCAAGTACATCAATCACCGAAAACACGCTTTCCGATAGGCTCAATAATGCCCTGGGCCTGTTCTGCCACTCGTTGCGCAGCCGGGTAAACGAAAGGGTGTATGACCTCGCGGTAAATCGTGTAATCTGCCGCAAAGCCAATGATCACTTCATTGTCGTCTGATGGTGTAGCAGCCGATGGCGCGGTTTTTCGTTTGCCCTTGCGCCCCCTTTTGTCGGTTACGGTCTGTTCCTTAGCCGCAAAGGTGTTCTCTCCAGCGCCGGCCACATACGACGAATTGCGCATGAAACCGGTATCCACCTCTGCGTTGGGCTTCGCTTCCGCTTCAATCTGATGGGCAATGGCCAGCAGCATCTGCCGATTTGCGTCAGCGACGGCTACCATTACATCCTGCTCATGCCAATTCGCACTTACATCGTTAGGCACTGACTACCTTCCTTGCATTTACCACAATGCCGCTCGGTCCCTCTTCCGGCATTCCCACTACCTCAAACATTGGAGAAATTGCCAGTTCATTGCCGAAGCGTGCCACCAACTGAACCCGGTCCAGTGCGCTTACCTCTGTGCCCACAGGGAGCCGAAAAACCGCGTCGACCGTGACCGTCTCGTTACCCTGAAGCACTTCCCCGCCGCCTGTGGCATCATAGCCACAAGCTTGCCGGGCGCCTGCCGTATACGTTGCACCTGGCTTGCCGTAGGCGTTCTGCGACGTGGCAGAATGGGCATAGATGATGCACGTATCCATCATGGCCGCATTCTGTGTCCGTTGCATTCCGCTCAGCTCAGCCGGCGCAAACGCTCTCATAACTCCCTCACGTAACTGTCGGCAAAAACCAGGCTGCCCATCTCCACCGAAAAGCCCTCGTCAACCTCAGTAGTGGGCAGATAGGGTGCCGCCTGTTCCAAGGCTCGTTCCAACGCTGCACGCGCTTGGCTGTGCATCTGACTGCGCTTGTAGTCTCCACCATCAGCCGCAAAGTCAATGTCCGCCGCTGTGCCATCAACCACGGTTCGCCAAGCTTCCACACGCGCCAGAGCGCGCAACTTGGCGATGTCCGTGGCAGAGGCGACGGCCGTCACTCCGTAGGCGAGGAGCGTATCGTTGACCGCTTCGCCAAAATCATCGGCTGACCAGTCCAAAGCGCCGGTCACCGATCGGGTGACGGTTACCATGAAGGCGGCTAGTGACAATTCAGTGTAACTACTTGGAATCGCCATCGATTGGCTCCAGATTGAAATGCTTCATGATTGCCTTAATCGAAGTCTTGGAAAGTCCTTCGATGGACAAAATTTCGGCAATCCGTGGCCCCGGCTCTATCGTCGCCATCATCTCAAGGAAAGCGACCAGCACACCATCACCAAGCCGCTGCCCACCCAGGATCTGCTCCACAGGCAGTGCCCAGCGTTCAGTGATGGTATTCATGGCGTCAATCATGCGCTGGTCGTTTTGCGATGCGGCATCCGGTTGGATGCCCCACGCCTTTGCCACCCACGCCGGTACCTCGACCTCGCCAGGCCCGACCTTGATTGCGGTACGGTCATCCTGGTGAAGTCTGTACATGCGCTGGTTGGGTAGATTGATCTTTACCGTATCCATTAACCCCCCTTAGACGCCGGACTTAGGGCGCCAGTTCGGTGGTTGCTACTACGATCTTGTCAGGATTCAGGATGACCGGGAGACTATTCTCCACAGCCTCTCCACGCAACTGCATGGGATAGCCTTCTGGCGTGTAGAGCCGTGACCAGCGCCCCGATGCGCCGCCGCCTTCGACGGTAGGTGCAATGTGGTGGTAACCGATTTCCATGTCATTCTGGGGATCATCGGTGCTTCCCTGGCCCACCCTGTAGCCGCTGTTGGTGTTAGCGCCCACGAACAGAATCTTGCCATCCGGCATAAACTTCACTGTCTGTGTTCTACCCAGCGAACCGGCGGTCGTGTCCAGGATTTCAGCTTCTTCGTCGTACACAATGAATTCCATCGTGTAGCGGTTATCTGACTCAGGAACGGTGTTGCCGCCGACCGTGCGGTATTTGCGTACCCGGAACATGTTCAGATCCTGCGAAAGAATCTCCAGGCTGTTGACCGAGTTGGCAACGATCTTATCCATCGTTGCGCTGTTCATGACCGCAGCGCGCACGTTGTAACGCAGCAAGCGCCGGGCTTCCAGGATGTCTGTCCAGAAAGCGCTGCTCGTATCGCTATAGCTGTCGTTGTTGCTGTTGGTACGTTCAGTCAAGAAGTTGGCAGCCGGTACGCCATAATCGACGTAGAGCTGCTTCTGATTGAAGGTCCAGTTGATCAGACCGTAAACCAACGCCTGACCACGCAGCCATTCGTCGGTGTCCAGCAACGCCTGAATGATGACCTTTTGCAAGAAGTTCAGGGCTTCCCGCTGAAGGAAGTCATTCGAGAGCGTGCCATCTACCTGCATTTGGCGCATGAGCGCCTGCAACTGTCGCAGCGCGCCTTCAGTCAGCGTGTTAGAGATGGCCAGCTTAGCGCTTTTTTCCAGGAACGAACTGACCTCAACCACACCGCCAGGCGGGTAGGGAGAATCCATCCCAACCAAACCGGCCATCGTGGTTCTAACAATCATATTGCTCGCGTCCACGTTATAATCCATCATGTTACGCTCGGGTAAGAACGTATTGAACAGATAGTTGGCTGATGGTCGACTGGCGTTTGCGATACGCACCGCAGCATTTGCGCCCATCCGGGCAAGGGCTTCTGCAAAATTGAAAATCATAGTTACACCTCCCGGCTGTCTGAGTAGGTAGCCCAGACAAACGATGTGCCGTTGGTCTCCAACTCAGTTTTGTAACTGGTGATGGTTTCCGGCAACAGGTTCTCAAAAATCACGCCACCGACAATGATCCCATGCCCCGAAAGCGCATCGGTGTCGCTATTCTCCGCAGCCGTAGACCAGAGTAGCCCAATGGCCTCTTCAGAGCCGGGGCGAGCCGCACGAGGTACGATTTTCCCGCCTGACAATTCACACATCACCGTGCCAGCCGGAATCACCTTAGTGTGACTGCTGGTGACGCGATAGGTGGCCGTGGCATTGTCGATAATCGGTGTGGGCAAGGGCGCGACCGTGATGCTGGTCGCCGCAGCCGCAGCCGCTGCGGTCAATTGCACCAACATCCGCTGGGCCACGCCTGGATAGGCGGCGGTGTCGCCAGATTCGATTGTGGCTGCCAAGGCTGAAACGGTGAGGCTGGTCGCGCCAGCCGCCGCGTCCGCCGTTAGAATGGCGAACTCATCAGCGCCAAATTGCAGAATAGTTCCAGTAGGGAGTGCCACGGGCAACGCCACGACCGAAATACTGGTCGCAGCAGCGTCAGCCTGTGCGCTGGTTTCAATCTCGTAGGCGTCAGCCGCCAATGTGCCAAAATCGAGCACCGCGCCGATGGGCAAGGCCACGGGCAGCGCGTCAACGCCCAGGGTTATGTCACCCTGGGCCGCATCGGCATCGTTCACCGTGACGGTGTACGGTGTCCCCGCCATATAGGCCGTGGTCACCTTGGTCCAGTCAATCTGGCGGCCTGTGTTACGGTCAATGCTCTCCGGATCCGCCACGAAGCCGGGCGATGATCCGTAGATGGTTGTCATCCAACCCATAGTTATTTATCCTCTCCGCAGGGGATTGCGCTGTTTTGCAGCAGCGGTCGCCTGCTCCTGTAAAAATGTGCCTACAATGTCGCCACTTCCGTCGCCATTAGGCCGGGGTGAAGCCGGTACCCCGCTAAGGGCCGGCGTGGTTGTTGCCGGATTTGCGGCAATCCACTCCAGTTGCTCAGCCGGGTCAAGCTTGTCCAGTAAGGCCAGCACCGAAGGGGCGTAAGACTTGCGCTGTTCAGCTAAGAGCGTTGTCAGCGCCTTCTCGTAACGTTCGGCCTTTTCCGTGTTAGCGGTGAGGCCCGCTTCCAACTGCGCCAACTGTGCAGCTTGCTTCTCGCTCAGCTCTTTGTACTGAGCGTTGCCAGCCAAGGCTTTTGCTTCAGCATCGGCGGCAGCTTTGGCAGCAGCAGCGGCAGTTTTGCCCTTCTCATGCTCGATGCGTTTCTTCAGGCGCGCATCGATTGCATCCTGTAGCTCCGCTTCAGTTTTGAATACAGCAAATGGCTTGTCATCCGCCGTTGTTGCCGGTGGCGTTACCGTATTTACATCTCCACTGCCTGTACCCGTGTCTGCCTCAAAGAGCTTGAATCTGTTACGAAACATTTGGATTTCTCCCCTGGTTTACCGTCTCCAGTTACGTAAGTTGACAAGCAAAAAGCGCATCCCCCAGGCGTTGGTACGCTCAAGGAATGCGCTCTAGTCGCTTAAATATGTAATTCGCTAAATCAATTTATCTCGGTATGGCAGATAAATCAATTACGTGTTTTTCGCCCCTGTGTTGCCATTCAATTAGCCCTCGTTCCGGGTCAAATTTAAATGCCAGTTTTCCATTGATGACGATGGGAACAAAGTGCGGGCGCGGTGGTCGATATGGCAACTTGTCCTCTATCATATCATATTTATCGATAGATTTCAATAGGTTAGTTGCTGACATTTTAATAGACTGCTCCCGGCTCATGTGGCTCCGAATCGGCACTGACAATTTCCCAACCAGGTGGCAACGTTGCCTCACACATGGCACGAGCGTTGACCGCAGCAGGCAGATAACCGCGTGCTCTATCCACTGCTGTATTGAGTACGACCGCTAACGATTCGTTGGCACTTTGCCACTGTTTGCCATCCCACAACGCAATATCGCCCGCATACCGAATGGTTACCATTATTGCCCTCGCACCAGATTATAGACGAAATCAAACATGTCAGGATCCTCAGCCGCCAAGCGCTGCGGCTGAGCAAAGAACCACTCTAGCCCCATGCTGACAATCTCTGTATCTCCGCTGTCGTAGTAATGCCCCATGTACTTATCAGCGAATCTGTCACGTCGTGTCATCTCCCAATCGTAATGCCCTTGCCCAAGCGGCTCCAACTGATCACCCGCTGTTCTGCGTTGGTAGAATTCCATAGCCTTGCGCCGCACATCATCACTGTGATTTTCTAACCAGTGGCCCATCTCATGGACTACCGTTCTGATCTCAGCATCGTTGGCAACTCTGAGAAATTCACTGCCCGGACTGTAATGGGCGCGCCCTGGCTTCTCTAGAAATTGCGCCCGGAGCGCAGGGGCAACCGTGTCGCTAACCAGCTTGTTGAATTCTGCCACCCCTTGACGCCATCGGCTGCGCCCTGTCTCTGTAGCGTCAGTGTCCTCATCTGGACTGTACATAGTCGCCTGCGCCGGGTTTGGCACTTGGAGTAATGCCCTTCCTCTCTGGGCAAGCTCGTCACGGATCTGATTGCGTTCTACAACTAATTCGGCAATCTCAGCCTGGAGTTTTTTGGCACTCTTCGGCTTGAGCAGTATCTGAAACGACTTATCCCCCATCGCTTCGTCGATCGTGTTCAGTCGCTTCTCGTATTCACCCGCAAGCCCGCTTATCCTCTGCCGTGCCGTCGCTGCCTCATTGAGCGCTACCGGCTCCACCTGTGGCGCGCCCCGGGTAAACAAGCGCTGCGCTGTGCCACTCACCAAGTCCCGCAGCGGCGTGGGTCGCACCGAATCGCCCCAGATGTCATTACGGTGAACCGTCGCTGTCTGCTCCAGTTCGATCTTGCCGTCTTTCCACAGGTTCCAAACGCCTGGGCCTAACACCTTCTTCTGAGTAGCCGGCGACTGCTTTCTGAACCAATCCTTGCCGGTTTCCCACTGGACCGGCTTGAACCCAGTCACCACAGGAACAGTTGAACAGCGTCCAACAGCGTGTTCTCGCAGCGACTCACCTACATCATAATATTCGCCGTCAGACATCAGACAGCCGGGGCAAGTGCGACCGTCTTTTGTTGCCAAGCGCCGAAAGCCCTCGACTACGCCGCTCGCCTGGTACTGCTGGCGTGACGATTCCCGAAAGACCCGCAGCGGTTCTGTGCGGGCGGTGACCATGACCTGATTCAGCGTTTGCGCAAGTCCATCGCGCAACATGTTGCGGGCAATGACCCGTGGGTTTTTGCCCTGCGCTACGCCGCGCAGCAGTTGGTCCAACATGCCTTGGGCGCCGGCTCCGTAGCTGTTTTCCAGTACAGAGCGCAGGGGTGAGCCGTCGCCTGCCAAACCCACCAGATTCTCTATGGCGCCCACGGGGAGCACGTCAAAGCCTATTCGCGTGCCGATGGCCCTGATAGCGGCTGACGCTTGCCTAATGCCCTGCGCACCCATCCGCCGCTGCTGGTCTGCAATCTGCGGCTCTACCACATCCATGTACTGATCAAGCTGTTGGCGGGTTTGGCCTAACAGCGAAGCAAAGCGGTCTAGCTGGAATTGTCGTGAGCGAATCTGACCGGCTGTCAGCCCATCCGCCGCCACGCGCTGCGTAAACAACTCGACCTGGTCGCGCAACGAACGTTCCACCTGTAGCCAGGCTGTAGCCATGCGCCGGCGCTGGGCATCTTCACGCCGCAGGATATCCTGCCGGAACGTGTTCATTACCTCAACAACTAACGGTGGCATGAGTCACTCTCTGTACAAACTCGGAAATTGAATATAGTCGATATACCCCATACTATCTAATACTTCCAGCAGATAACATGCAGTCTTGGAATGGATACGAATTTTGGGAGTGTTTTTCGATAGCCACTCACCCATATCCCACGAGTTGGTATACGCATAACTTGCGCCCATCCAATCCGCCACCATCTCCAGAGCGTAAATTCTAGGCATCTCAACACACCCATTTTCTACAGAACTCCCTTTGGGTGTATAGCCATCTGGGAAAATCCAGTGTTGCCAGTGATGCGGGTTATGGTGAATATGATGTAGCCACGCGGTGGAAAACAGATCAGGAGCGCCCCCACCTTTAAAATGAAGAGCATATCCAATAAATTCTTTTGGCGAGAATTTGCTAGCATCGTGATTCATTACATGGTGATGCGCTAGACCTATAATCTTCGCAGCCTTATGCACACTTTCAATGTGAAGTTTCAGCGAATCAAGATAATCTTGTGCTATAGTCGCATCTACACCATAGAAATTATCTGGAATAGAATGGCCTAATATATCAGGCATTGCTCTTTTCCTCCTTCACCTCTATCCCACATCCTAGCACCCAGGCCGCCAAACGCAGCAGCCGTTTGGCTATCCAGGTCCGTAAACGTAACTCCCGCGTTTCGACAATCGTAACGTGCATCGTTACATTATTCGGCAATCGGTTCAATCTGGCCGTTGCTCGTAGATCCGCCATCCTCTACCTCCTCGTCCTGCGCAGCCCCATCCTGCTCTACCGGCGCCCCCCGGTCGAACCTATCCTGCGCATTCAGCAGCGCCGTGGCAATGTTTTGAGATTTGGCCTCATCCTCTTCCACCTTGTCCTTTTTCATCTGCGCTATGTCGTCTTCTGTCCAACCGGCTCGCCGTGCGGCTGTAATCAGCGGGATGTCCGCATCGAAGTAAGCTTTGACAATCCCGGCCCGGTCAAGTTCGCCCAGGCTCAGGATAGGACGGTCACCGATTTGATGGTCAAATGCGCCCTGCTCAAATGTGCCAAGTCCCTGGAATAGCCCAGCCTTTGACCCGATAGTCATGGCAATCTGATGGGCACGCACCAGAGCAGCGTCCAAATTGCCGCGCACCTCAATACAGCGGTCTACCGCTGCTTCCAGCATGTAGCGCAGCGCTATGCCGGATAGGTTGCTCTGCTCCTGTAGCTCACTGTAGGCCATCTCAGGTAGGTCGCGCCGGATCTCAACCATCTGATCCCGAATCAGTTCCAACACGCTGGCATAGTCCAACGCAGGTACCAGCGGCGCAAGGGTTGAGCTACCCGGCAACGGGAGGATGTCATCCTTGTTGGGGTCACTGGCCATCTGCAACGTTTTGCCGTCTGTGCCAGACAGACGAGGTGCGGGTAGCGGGCGCCCACTGCTATCCATGCCGCCCGCCATCAACGCCCAAACCGGCTTGTTGTACCGAAAGGCCATCGTGTGCAGTCTGGTCGCTTGCCGGTTCGCTTCGTCAATCTTATCAATCGCCGGCGTAATGGCCGCCATGCCACGCTGCTCCCCGATGTGCCGAAAGGGCGCCCAGACGACAGGCACGAAATCAATACCGAACTCAGCAAAGCGCCGCTCTTCAATGGGTATACCAAGGCCCTCTATCGCCATGCCTGACCCCCGCTCATGCTCCCAGCGCCGGAAGAGCATTGCAGCCTTGTCCCATACCTCCGTCAACATGTACGGCTTGGTTTTACCATCGGCTTGCCGCCTGGTCTGTGGGATGTCTAGGCGAATATAGGTCAGGTAGCTCCGTTCGTCAGCATCAAACTCGGTCACCGTCTGCGGTTCCAGATTCTGGATAAAGACCCGCTCAATCTGACCGGCTGCGTTGGACCGGGTCGCCACCTTCAGGAACACATCGCCGTACATCGGGAAGTTACGCGCCACTGCCTGTTTCTCGGTCGCCCAGTTGGACATGGCGTGAATCTGGCTGATCACCTCAGACAGTTGCTTTTGGCGCTTTTTGGCGACGATGGGAATGCCGGTTTCCAGGCTCCCCGGCCACAACTTCGCTGCATAGAACTCGACCACACGGTAGGCGGGGTTGCGCAGTGGGCGAATCAGATCATCGCTATAGTTCAGTCCGCTGAACTTTTCACGCAGCACTTCATACAGGCCGTTACTGAGATAGTAGGCGCGCAGAAAATCGTACTGTTCAGCCCAACTCGCTTCTGTAGCTGCCTGGCCGTTCCATGCAATTTTCAGGTGATTCCACCAGCCTGCCCACGCACCGAATCCGATTGGTGATGCCATTATGCTTCCTCTTTTGCCTGTCGTGCTTGCCAGCCTTCGGCCAAATAATGTTCCAGATACTGAATTCCCATTGTGAATGTGTCCGTTAAATCGTCATGCGCCGCATTGGGAAACATCCACAACTGCCCTTTTTCTATATCGAGGAATTCCTTATACCATTCGGCGTCTTCTGGTGATGGCCAGGGCAACTGGACACAATCTCGCTCACACCAGACCGATGATAGTTTTGCCCGATATTCCTTCGTGCCCACCGGCTGAAACTCTACAATCATTTCCGCCAACCAAGCCGGCGCACTCATGCGCAGCGTCTGAATGCTGGTTGTGCCACTGCCTTTGTCTTCAATGACGACCGCTCTAAGCTTGTCGTCGTAGTTCCATCGGGTTGCGTGCTCTTCAATTCTGCCGGGCAGGAACGCCGATTCTATCCGCTCCTGCCACATGGCACGCACGGCCAGTCGATAATCCGGCCACAGTTCCCAAACGCAGTAAGCGCTAGGATCATTGCGGGCTTTGTCCTTGAATGCCGTGTCATAGGTCAACCACCGCCCTATGACACCGTCTCGAATGGTTCTGTTCGCCGTATGATACCGATTCCGAGATGTGTCGGGTTCCCACCAGCCCTTCTTGAAGATGCCACCCTCAGCGCTTGTTGGTCGCTGTTGCAACTGCCCGGCAGCATCGTCTCCCAAATGCTTCTTTAGACTGTTGACCTCATTTAAGTCAAAGCGCTCTGGGCAAAGCAGGTCGTTTGGCTCAGAGCGAGGATCATAGTACCCTAGTACCGTGAACCGCTTCACCCCGTCAAACTCCATCGGAATGACCACATGCTCAAAGCCCCCGATTTCGTTGACGTAGTAGCCCGTGGCGTCAAGCTCATCCAAACGCTGCATAACAACAACCTCAGCAGAATCTTTGCTGCTCTTACGCGTTGGCCACACCGTTTTGAGCCAGTTCAAATCCGTCTCGCGCTGGGTTTCCGATTTGATACCGTCTGCGCTGTGCGGATCATCCAATATGCGAGTGTTGCCACGCTCCCCAGTCACAGCGCCGCCCACCGAAAGCGCAACCCGAAAACCCTTCTTGTTATTCTCGTAGCGCGTTTTTTGGTTTTGGCCGTGGGTCAGTTGAAACTTGTCACCCCATCGCTCTTGATACCACTGTGACTGAATAATGGTGCGTGATTTGACCGCATCTCTGGTGGCTAGCGGCTGTGCATAGGATGCTGTCAGGTACCTACGATGCGGATTCTTAATCCAGTCCCATGTGGGCCACATCACGCTGACCAGTAGCGATTTCATCATCCCCGGCGGTACGTTGATGATCAAGTTCTTAATCTCGCCTCTCGTCACCGCCTCCAGGTGTTCGCAGATGACCTCGACGTGCCAACCGTGGATGTAGTCGGTAGCCGGCTCTAGGATGTGCCACGCCTGCCGCACAAACTCAGATAGGCTCTTCTCCGCTGCTACCGTCGCCTTGTCCCTGAGCACTGGTGTCTGGGAGTGAATTAAGTACCCGGAAGGTCTTATCCGCGATAATGCCGTAGAGAACACCGATATCGGAAGCTTTTTGCTTTCTGAGCCACTTCGGGTCTTTAATAACATTCAATATCGCTTTCGTCGTCTCCAATTCCGTTTCCACATTGTCAATGAGTAGATCACCGAGACGCTCTGTTTTTTGATTGCGCGCCGGTTGCAATCGCTCTTTTGCGTCAGCGGACCACCGCTTGACCGTGCCAATTGGAATCTTGTACTCTTTAGCGGCCACGCTCACAGACTGCCCCGTTAGGAGCGCCGCCATCACAGCGGCTTTCGTCTGCTCATCATGCTCGCGCCGCGCCATGGTGTTACTCCGACTTCATCTCAAAATACATCGTCTTGTCGTCAATACGACCTTCTGCCGTCGTGATGCGACAGGTGACCGTGTGAATGGCGCCCTCCGTGCCACCACTGACCCAGACGGTGACGATTCCCCCGGCTTCGCTTTCATCCTCTACCGTGAGTTCAGCCGATGGGAAGATTTCAAAATCAGCTATGGTGTCACTGCCGACTAGCCAATCGGTCCAGTCGAAGTGGTAATCCTTTTTGGCGTCAGGATCTTTCCTGAATCGATTTGTCATGGTTAGGCCAGTTGCAATACGCCATTGGTTCCATCGAAATCAATCGTTAATGTTTCGCCGTCTGCCAACGTGATGGAAGAGCCGTAGTCATAATAGCCGATCAATTCATCGTTAGTGGCGGTGTCGTTATAGATGACGACATAGCGGAACGGTCCGACACTGCCACCGGAGGCCGTCAGCACCAGGTCAGCCAAAACAAGCTTATAGGTGCCGCTCGTTTGCGCACTGCTCGACGTGGTCAAATTGCGGCTTGACAGGTTGGTGTAGCTGATTTGGGTAATGTCTGCCAACATATCATCGGTAGCGTTAGGCGCCGTGTTGGTAAGCGCCACCGCCAGTTGATCAGAACCAAGATTATGCACTTTTTCTGCAAGCGCCTCGACGAATGGCTGAAATTTTACGAATGAAGCCACAGTGTTTTACTCCTCACTGAATAGCGAAAATACGATTTTCCGCTGCAACAACAAAATCACGATTATCCACAGCTACAACAAACGTGCGGTAATCTGTGGGAATAATGTAGATACGGTCGGCAGGGTAGATGAACGTCACGCCCGAATAAACAAAAGCGACCGCTTGCCCAGACAGTGTATAACTGACCTGCGCTGCCACGATCAGCCAGGCGACTACCAAAGAGGCTGATGGCCAAGTAGCACCGTAGGTAGCTTGGTTGGCGGTGAGTAGGCGATTCGCTAATAGTGCGCTAGATTGCCCCATCAGCGAATAGCTCGCTTGCCCCATCGCAAAAAGACGACTGTATAGAATCTGGGCAGCTTGCCCATCCAGCGACAGTAGCCCGTTGGCTAGAACAACAACTCTGCCATACAGCAATGTTGCATTTTGCCCGCCCCACGTAAAGACGCCTTGCGAAGCAATCAGATCATAGTTTCCTGACTCCGAATAATTTAGCGCTGCGCTTTGCCCACTCAGCGTATAGGCAGCCTGCGCTGCCAACAGAAGGCGTTCAGTGGCTAAGCCAACATCTTCACCACTCAGGGCAAAAGACGCCTGTGCAGCGCTGAGCGCATAGCCATGCGACAAAGAAGCGGCTTGCCCCGACAGGGTAAAACTAACTTGCGCAGCACTAAGGCGATGTCCGAACTGCAATGAAGCGCTTTGCCCAACCAGGGCAAATGTAGCAAGCGCTGCCGTCAAGGAGCGAGTTACAGACAAACTCGCTGATTCACCGGTTAGAACAAAAGATGCTTGTGCGGCAAGGACAGCACGACCGTAAACGAAGGTGGCGCTTTGGCCAGCGAGTGAATAACTGGCTTGTGCCGCTGTTAGTGGATAGCCCCTTTTGAGCAGCGCTACCTGGCCGGTAAAGGTATAGGCTGACTGAGCAGCTTGCAGCAAGCGAGTAACGAGCAACCCCGCAGCGTTGCCACTGAGCGCGTAGGTAGCCTGGACAGCCGTGACAAGGCGCGTCAGTCGCAATGATGCCGATTGGCCGGACAAGGTAAAACTAGCCTGTGCTGCCGGTGCCTTATGGCCGAAAAACACACCGGCAGATTGACCGGATAGGCTAAAGCTCCCCTGCGCCGCTGTCAGCGTGTAACCAGTGGAAGCTGGCTTGATGCTGACTGCTATCGCTGTCCAGTCGCGCGCCGCACTGAGAACACCAGTTCCGCCGAGCGTCACCGAGCCGGGCGTGGTTATCGTTCGACGCCAGATGGACAGTGTTGTCGTGTCACCACCAGCGCCCGCCGAGTTGTTGATACTGACGGTCGTGTCACCGCCGGGGGTCGTAAAGGTGGATGAGCGATGCGTGCCACCGGCGATGGCCCAAGCGTTGGCGGTAACAGTCGTGACAGATACCTGCATATCTGCGTCATCGACCGAGGCTGGGCCGTCGTTGCTGCCAAACGCCTCTACCGCAGCGCTGCCGTTTGTCCCACCCGTATCCACTCCACTAATCCGCATGGCCACAGCGAAAGCGGCGCCGGCCAAGTTGCCGATGGTGATGGAGCCGGATGAGGGACTAGACGCCATTGCCCGAAAGACGACAAGTCCGTTCTGCCCCTGTTCATTGTCAATATCGGCAACCGTAGAGAACGTGTACCCATTGCCGGATATCGACGGCGCCAGCGTCTCCACGCGCAGGGCAACGTAGACCAGCACCAGCTCGTTACTACCAGGCGTCCAACTGGTGAGGACAATGTTTTCACCGGCTGTACTACCACCGGTGATCGTCTGCTCTATTGCGATTGCCACAATTTAGCCCCACAGCACCTTGCTGACATAAGAACGCCGTTGGACAGGCTCAACACCACGGCTCGCCATCCCTGGCGTTTCCTCACCGGTTGCCGTGAATAGTTTCAATACAACGGGGATGGCCGCAATGAGGATGGGCGCCCAAGGGACACCGGCCCCGGCTCCAGTAGAAAAATATTCGACGGCCCAAGCTGCGACCGCCAACAGTAATGAGTACACGATACCAGGTACTGTCATGATTCAATCTCCATGTGTATCTACGTCTGTGTAGTCGCCATCTGACACGATAATCAAATAGGTGCGACTGTACAAAATTTCAAACAATAAACTAAACACTGCCCATGTTGCAATTGCCAATCGCACAGCGATAATCGTCACTGCATTGCGCCAAATGGGATCAGGGCCAGATCCGACAATGAACAGGGCCAGGGCCAGAGCCAGCGCGCCATTTGCTGGAATGCCTACCAGGTAGAAAAACCTCCCGAAGCGCCGGTAATCCGCCAAGTAGCGAATTGTCTTCAAAACAGCGGCAATGAACGCCAGAAAAAAGCATATCGATAGCAGGTAATAGAGCATGTTGTCATCCTGCTCTTTGCAACCATGTGAGCAACAGAAAAGCAACGACTAGGCAAAGACTGCCGATAATCACTAGCGCAATGGCCGCCGTGCGAGAAAGCACAATGGCCCGGTTGCCATCCTCTAGACCACTGAGCCGGTCTTCATTCGTCATAATGCGCCGCTCCGTAGCCGCCTTCCAGTCTTCGTTGGCTTTTATATAGGCCGCCAGTTGATCCGGTACTCCAACGATACGGTAGCTGGGATCTCCATCCATCAAGGCTACCACCCGCGCCAGTGTGCGTTGCATTTGATTCAGTGCCACCTCATGGCGGTCTAATCGCTCATCGAGCGTTTGATTGACTCCGGTTGGCACTTTTTTTTTACCTCAGCCAAATAAACGTATGTTCGATTATTGCCCGGCTTGGATGCATCGTAGGCTGTAGGTATGTCGCCGGATCTTGCCAGTTCCCTGGCGAATAGCACGCCAGTCTGGAATGCCAGGCTGTCAGGTACATCAATGACGGTCGCTATCACCGCCGCATCTGTTTCGTTTTGCAATAGCTCTGCCGTGTCCCGACTATTGCAGGAGTTGAGCACTACCAACCCGAATCTGCCACGTACGATCGGAGCCAATTCTGCAGATGATAGTGGCCCATCGGAGAGAAGTAGCCCCTCGGCGGTCATGTGACCACAAAACCACAGGACGTCGTATGCATCCGTATCGATGTCGGCTAGCACATCAGCATGGCGCACCTCCCCCAGTC